GTAGGCAAGCTCGGTCTTTGGACGGTCCATTCCGTCCTGGATGGGCTTGAAAAAGAAGGGATAATTAACTGAAATGGGTACCACCTTATCGGTAAACATCTTCTTGGCATCAGCCCCAGACTTCGATAAAATTCCATATCTTGAGTCAGAGGATATGGTCGCCAAATTAACCACCTCTCCCGAGGCCATGAATGAGAAACCAGATCTACGGTTCTTAAGGTAGCACATCCCGTAGGATCGTACATCTGCCTTACAAGCTTCCCAGAAAATATAGAATAATCTATTTGCCTCTCGAAAGTCTGGCTTCCCAACATCAATCTTGGACCACTGCAAGTACATATAATGAGTGCCAGTGATATAAGTAGGAGTGCCTTTGTTATAAAACCAAAAACCTTCTTCTCTCCTAATAAATTCTGAATCAATATACCCATGCCAATTACTTTTAAAATCCGCTGGTAAATCACGCCAGTCAAATATTGTTTTTATTTTGTTTAATTCTTTCGGGTATTCTCGTGGCTCCCATTTATCGTTGCCTTTAAAAACATCTTTAGGTTGCTTTGGGAGAGCTATTTTAAGATTTTGTATTTCATATATCTCACCTATCACACCAGTCTTGCTTATAACAACCACGTCGTGCTCTTTATTATACCCGTATTTCCACTTTTTTGCTTTATTAAGCCTTTTAATCGTATTGATTTTTATAGGCTCTATAACGCTATATAATGTTTGTTTATACATTACTTAGATCTTCTTTCTGCAAACCCTGAAAAACTTTGTTCTTTATTTTCTAAAGGTTTATTATCTAATAACGCTTTTTCTTCTTCGAGCCTATTCAATATTTCAAACGCATCGAATATAGCTAGCTTTTTTGTTGCTGCCGCGTTTTTCAATCTATCCGCTGAAATATCATCGTCAGAATCCACAATAGCTTCTTTAGCTACTTTAATTAATTCTTCAACAGCTTTTTGCCCAGCTTGGATTATATTCTTTTTCGTTTCCTTGACGTTCATACTTAATAGATATTGAATTAGTTAATACTCTATACAATCTTTCGCCATCAACAATAAATTCATATTCACTGCTTGGCGTAAATCCAACTAAATCTTCTTTATTTATATCTTCAAGCTCTTTATCAACATATTTGATAATACCTCTTAATGGAACTTCTTTTTCTAATAATATATTATTTGATTCAATTGGTTTGATAAAACAATACCCCTTTGGAGCATTCCATTTATCATCTCTTTTATAAAGAAATATTTGATCTGTTTTTACAAAATACTTATCTTCTTTATAATAACTTCTACTATTTTTTTCTACGCCGTAAACATCGTAGAATCTTCTAAATACATTATGATGAACTATAACTTCATCACCTATTTGCATTTCAGTTTTTTCATGTTTAGGCAACTGCAATATAACCCCAACACGACTAACATACCGATGATCAGATATTTCTGAATTTAATATCAGCTCTTTATCATCGATTTGTTTGGTATTGTCGTATCTGTTGGTTTTTGGTTTTATTATAAAATCAAAAATGCTTCGCATTAATACTCTAAATTGTATTCAACTGCAATAGCCATATTCTTATTAAAATCTTTCCAAGGTAATACCTCGTTATTTTTTTTAATAAAAATAGAAAATTTATGGTCTCTTTCAACTATATCACATATAGTGTGGCCACCATAAACTTCTTGGCCTACTGCATAATGCATTGCATCATTTTTATAATCTCTACCAATACTAATCTTCCTTACTAGACTCATCTTCTTCAATTTCTTTTATAGTGCCGTCTTGTAAATTTACTGTAACTTTACCATAAGTCTCCTCTAGAGTTTTTTGCACTTCGATTAAATCAGCTTGGGCTTGTTGAACCTGGACTACAACCATTTGCTTTTGTAATTCAAATCCTCCTACTTGCATCTGCAGATTGTTAATAACTTGTACTTTTTCCTGAATTAATTTTAATTCTTCGTCTGTGATTTTTAAATCATCTGTTTTCTTTGTCATAATTTATTTAATTTAATTTTGTCTTGCTATTAAGCGTCAGCAAGATCTTTGTACGCGTCTACTAATTTTAAAGCGCCGTAAGCTTGAGCCACGTCGTTTTTAGCAGAACTTTTGTGATCTGGTGCATAAGATCCATAAATTTCAGTTATCCAAGCATTTGGATTAGCTGCTTTTGCGGCTGCGTTTAAGTAAACATTTGCCGTATAAGAACCATTTAGTTCTTTCGTAAATTGTGTTTCATAAACCGCTTCTGCTTTTAAAGAACCATCTTCATTATAAGTTGCTGCTGTTTTTAATACTGAAGCTGCGGGGTTGTTAACTGAGCATCTAGCTGAGCTAATAACAACATACGCTTCATTAATGTCGAGGCCTTTAAAGACCACCTTTCCTTGTAAGGCCATATTGTAATTTTTTTTAAGGTTGTTATTATAATTATATCATTACGTATTTTACGTAATATTTACTTTATTTGTGTGATTACGCCTTTGTCTACAGTTACACTCTTTGCTGATTTGTCACCAGAAGTAAATGAACCAGAAGCGCCTTTAGTAGAGCTAGTACCCATAAAGTCTTTTACAAATGCATGCAACTCTTCTAAATCTAATCTTAAATCTTCTATTTGTTTTAGTAAAAACTTATTTGATTGGTATAAAGCTTCATCATTAAAAATTTCACTAATATCTGTTAAAGCATTTAATTCTGTGGCTTTTTCACTTGATATAGTTATTTCTCCATCTCCGCCTTTGGCCGCAGCTTGATCTGAACTTCCAGACTTAAATAATTTTTTACCTCTTATATTACTATTTATACTTGCCATATTATGTTATATTATATTCTACAACTATTGATACACTACAGTTTCTCCATACAACAGAAGAAGAACTATTTAAAAACTGGAAATAAACCCTATCGCCAGCGCTAAATGCTTGATTTATATTATCATCTTTTACGTAAGAATAATAATCATCACTTCTACCCTCAACCCTTACTCTTGTTAAAAAACTAGAAGATGTATAATCTGCACCTGTACCGTTTACAGCTACTCTAAATTTTGTTGGGGTAGCGGAAACTAAACTTGGGGCGGTTCCATGAGCATGCTTCATTATCATTGTTTTAACCTGTCCATCAAACGGTGGGGTCCATACATGATAATATGTAGCAGTTGTGCTTTCTGATGTATTATTCATTGGTATGTTAAATGTGCTTGATGAACCTGAGCTTTGTGAAAAATGTGCAACCAACGTTTGATAAGTTAACTGATTTGGTTGTGTAGGGTAATTGCTTAAGTCAACTCCATCGGTTGTGCCTGTTACAGCTATATTACCTGTTACAGCAACACCTGTATTTGTAGTTTCAAACTTTTTACTGTTGTTGTAATAAAGATCAACACTACCGTTTGTGTCAAACAAAGCTTTTGTTTCTGTGCCATTACCAGATTTAATTATAACAGCACCGTCTGCCCACATTTCTAGATTTCCTGTTCCAGCATCTTTTATAAACGAAGTGCTACCATCGTGATATATTTGTAAGTCGCTTGAATTACCAAATAATGCTTTTACGTTATCGTTTAAGAAAATATCTTTAGAAAATACTGTTTTTTCAAAACTACCATCTAACCTAAAATACTCTGTTGTTCCACCAGAACCATTATCAGAGAAAAATCTAATATCTCCATCGGTAGCATCATTTTCTATATATAAATCTCCTGTTGCGTTATAAATATAACCTCTGTCATTACTACCATTGTGGTATATTTGAAGGTCGTTATCAGCTCCAAAAATTAATTTACGAGATGGTAACCCACTGTCAAGGAATTTTAGATCTCGTGAAAATATAGTTTTTGATTCACCACCGTCTACTCTAAAATATTCTGTTGTTCCACCTAATCCATCGTCGCATTTAAAAAGAATATCCCCGTCATTTGTGTCATTTGTTATTTCTAAATTACCTACACCGTTAACAAAATATGTATGTGTACCATTATGCATTATATAAGCGTCATTGGAACTACCAATTTGTAATTGTACGTTATCATTTAACCTAACGTGGCCACCCGTAACCCCTATGCCGTTAGTTGTGGTTAATTGTCCTGTTACCGCTACAACGCCTGCAGTTACATTTATTCCTAATAGATCATTGCCGCCCGCTGTAAATTTTATTGCGTTAGCCCCATCAGAATACATTCCTGTATCTGTATCATTTGTAAAAGTAAATGTTGGATCCGCTTTAGTACCTGTTCCGGCTTTTACTTGCGAACCAGTTGGGTGTAATTTAAGTCCTCCTACTGATGTGCCAAGTTCATATACTGTTGCGCCTAAAATATTTTTGCCTTTAAGAAGTGGAGCTTCTACAGTATCGTTAAATGTTGCATAACCAGCTTCTGACATATCCAAAGTAAGAGCTGTAAATGTAGAACCCCCATCGTTACCTCTAAATAATATGTCTTCATCTTGGTCAGAATTAGTAATTTTTAACTGACCCGTACCACTAATAACATGACCATTTGTACCATCATGTGTAAGTCTTAGTCCTGATGTACCGCTAATAAAAACTGATTTACCTGTTGACATATTTACATCACCTGCAAAAGTTGTATTTGCACCTGTTACTGTAACAGCGTCTGTACTTGAACCAGTTCTTAAAACTATGTTACCAGCATTATTATGTATATAAGCGTTTTCATTAGGCATCTCAATAGTAGATGTTGATCCTGCTGGTATAAGCCTAATATAATCTCTATCGCTTGTCGCGTATTTAGGACCAACTCTTAAGCTTACTGGTATATGAAAAAAGTCTTGAGGGGTAGTATAAGCACTAGTACCATCGCTACCACCGTAATTACCACTACTGTTTCTAACACCATAATTACCGTTTACATTTTCTATAGCGTAATTATTAGCTGTTAAAAATACTTGACCTCCAGTTACAGTTATATCACCCGCAAAAGTTGCGTTTGAATTTGTTAATGTTAACCTATCAGTGCCACCTGTTCTTAATGATATTACATCTGTTTCAAATTGAATCCAAGTATTAGTATCACCAACGTGAATTAATTTATTCGGCACATATAAATCTCCTGTAAAAGTTGCATTACCACCATCAGCTATAGTTAAATAAGGTGCTCTACCCGTTACGTTTTGACCTAACGCAGTTAGTTTAGCTAATTCTATACCATTATCACTAACTAGTAAACCAAAATTATTATTTCCAGTACTACTCCAGTCACCAGCTCCTCTAGCAAGTTTTATACCAGATATATTACCAGCGTTTGATCTAGTTTGAACTAACGTATTAGCGTTATCACCATTACCAACAGCTAAGTAATCTCCATTAACTGTTACAGTACCTGCAAAAGTTGCATTGCCTGAAAAATTTGTGGGTTTAAAAAAATCTAGGCTACTTACATTTCCTGCCCCATCAGTCGCATTAGCACGCATCCAAATATCTTGGCCTAAGGTACCAGATCCATTGTCTGTTTCTTTAGAAAATGTTAAATCATAGCCCCCTGCGGTAATTGCGTGTCTTGCTCCAGATATATCATTTATAACCAAGCCTCCACCTCTGTCTCCTGTACCTGCTAGTAAATAATCTTTTGATCCAGGAAAACCACCAGATGCTGCGTTTTCTATTGAATTGAAAGTTACACCTTGGACATCACCTGCAAAAGTTGCACTTGTACCCGAAAGGTTTAAAACAACCCCGCTATTTGTTTCAAGTTTTAAAGCACCTCTTTTATTACCTAAGTGTGATGACCCTAAAGTATTATTTATAAAAAATTGTTCCGCATCAGGATCAGTAGCTGTATTATAAATACTAAAAGCAGTTGTACCAGTTTCCCCTGATTGTATTCTTATTTCTGGGTTTTCTGATGAACCTGGGTGAATTAAACGTATCGAAGGCCCATTAGTAGCAGCTGCACCAACATTTACATCACCTGCAAAAGTTGTATTATTATCATTTATTACTAAAGCAGCTATTGAACCTTGACCATCTCCAAAAATGGCTGTTTCACTACCATTATCCCAAAAAGCAGCTCTAAAAGCACCAGCACTAGTTCGTAAGTAATATCCACCCACGCCTTTCTTAACAACACCACCGTTAAAAGTCGTATCACCCGCAACAGCTAAACCATTTGTTAAATCCCAGGTGTCATCATTATCATCAAATATAAAACTAGCTTGTGTAACACCATCACCTCTATAAACAGATATACCAGATGTAGCTGCTGTTGCTGTATCTGGCGAACCTTGTGTTGTATTAAGTTGTAATATATTATCTTCAACTTCTACTGTTGTGGTATTTAAAGTTGTTGTTGTGCCACTAACTATTAAATCACCCGCAATTGTTACACCACCTGCAAAAGTTGCTGCACC